CAAAAGAGGCTTGGTTCACAGCCAAATTTCCAGATGTGTATCTAGATTCTGGGTGGCTGTTAACAAGCGGTGTGAATTTCATGAACGAATTGAGTGGTGTTTTCTGTAGTATAACTGAAAACCCAGAGCACCTATTTGCCTTTAACAGCGAGACTGGACGCTTCCGCATCCAAGAAGGAACGTTTGATTGGAAGTTTAAGTCTATACCATTGTATCAAACTCATTCATCACCAGCCCCGTCATCCTTCGACATATATTTGAGAGGCATTTTCGAGGGAGACGATGGTGGCGGGGCTGCTTCGCGATGTTTAGCAGATCCACGAAATGGTGGAAAGTACGGCCTCATTATTCGTGAACAAGAATCACTTGGTTATTCTGCTAAGCTAAAGACTATCATAAATGGACGCGTCGAGATTATCGGCGCCCACTTCCCAGTGAAAGATGGTCTTGTGTGCGATGACGTGCCTTGGATACCTGCCGTCACGAGATACACCTCGAAACTAGGTTGCCAGACCAGTACCAACATTACGCCTTCTTCGAGGGCAGCTCGCTTTCTTTCTCTTGCGAGCATGTTTGCTGGAAGAGACGAACCTTTACAACGCGGTTTCGAGCTTTCAGCAATCGGGGTGATTGACAAATTTGGAAAGGAAAAGAACTTCTGGTCCTCCAAAATTAAGACAGACGGTTACCACGAAATCGATCGAGCCTTTGGTACCGGTTTACACTGTACTTATACTATGGCGGATGTCAAGGCACACTATGATCGCTGTGCGAATAAAGTGTACCCGACTACCCAGACCCAGATTCGTATGCTCAACATGAGCATCGCTGAAGATGTGGACGCAACCACTGTGACTCGCGATGACTTTTGTAAATTAGGTCTCTTCGCGGAGGAATGCCGTCACTTCGACGGTGATCACGAATCTGCTTATAGTTTGCTTCCTAGCTGTTTTCGTTAATTGCCTATGTCTCATTATCAGTGATATGCAGCGCAGCTGACTGATGATTGCCGGCGCTATATAAATCAGGCATGAAATGGACTACGG